GAGATGGCTGAACAGAAGGGGCGCGCCGACGCTGAGGCTGAACTGTCGAAGGTGTTGATGGCGGCGGCGCTGTCAGGTGACCACAAGGCGGCGCTTGAGATCCTGAAACACAAGCACGACTGGGTCGCCAAACAGCAGGTGCAGGTCGACGTCGCGCAACAGATCAGTATATTAGGGGCGCTTGAGGCAGCGGAGCGCCGCGTCATTGATGTGCAGATGAACGAGGTGCTGCCAGCCCATGCAACAGCCCAAGTACAGCGCGGATGACGAACAGCTACTGATGAGCCGTCTTTGGTCTGCCAAGATCAAAGACGACCCAGAGGCGTTTGTGATGCTGGCGTTCCCGTGGGGGCAGGAGCACACACCGCTCACCAAGCACAAAGGCCCGCGCGCTTGGCAGCGGCGCATCCTGCGGCGCATTGCGAACCATATCCGTGAGAACGGCGGCAAGATTGACTACAGCGTGTTCAGGATGGCGGTCGCCTCCGGTCGCGGCATCGGCAAGTCGGCGCTTGTCAGTTGGCTGGTGCTGTGGATGCTGTCAACCCGCATCGGCAGCACAACGATCGTGTCCGCTAATAGTGAAGCGCAACTGCGGTCGATCACCTGGGCCGAGATCACCAAGTGGCTCGCGCTACTGATCAACAGTCATTGGTTCGAGATCAGCGCCACCCGGGTCAGCCCGGCCAAGTGGATCGCGGAGCTGGTCGAGCGGGATCTGAAGAAAGGGACTCGGTTCTGGTCGATCGAGGGGCGCCTGTGGTCGGAAGAGAACCCGGACGCCTACGCGGGTCTGCACAACACAGACGGGGTGTTCCTGGTGTTTGACGAGGCGTCAGGCATACCGGACTCGATCTGGGACGTGGCGCAGGGCTTCTTCACGGAGAACACGCCGCACCGGTTCTGGTGTGCGTTCAGCAACCCGCGCCGCAACTCAGGGTACTTCTTTGAGTGTTTCAATTCAAAACGTGACTTCTGGGTCACGGAGAACATCGACGCGCGCGACGTCGAGGACACCGACAAGAGCGTCTACGAGCAGATCATCGCGGAGTACGGCGAGGACAGCCCGCAGGCGCGGATCGAGGTGTACGGTGAGTTCCCGGCGACAGGCGACGACCAGTTCATCCCGCCGCACCTGCCCGACGAGGCGGCCAAGCGCAAGCCTTATAAAGATCCGGACGCGCCCATCGTGATCGGCGTCGACCCGGCACGGTCGGGCGCCGACAGCACCGTGATCGTCGTGCGCCAAGGGCGCGACCTGCTGCACATCAAGCGGTACAGGGGCGACGACACCATGACGGTGGTCGGGCACGTGATCGACGCGATCGAGGAGTACAAGCCCACGCTCACGGTGCTGGACGAGGGTGGGCTCGGCTACGGCATACTTGACCGGCTGACGGAACAGCGGTATAAGGTGCGTGGGGTCAACTTTGGTTGGAAGTCGAAGAACCCGGTCATGTGGGGCAACAAGCGCGCCGAGCTTTGGGGCGCGATGCGGGAGTGGCTGAAGTCCGCGCACATACCGGCCGATCGGCAGCTCAAGATCGACCTCACCGGGCCGAAGGTCAAGCCCGACTCATCGGGAACGGTCTTCTTGGAGAGCAAGAAGGACATGAAAGCACGCGGGCTAGCCTCCCCTGACGCAGCAGACGCGCTGGCGTGTACGTTCGCGTTTCCGGTCGCCTCGCGGCAGTCGTCCGAGGCCCGCACAAGCGCTATCACTCGTTCATACAGTAGCCCCGACGCCGTCCGGTCGGGCTGGATGGGGTATTGATGGCCAAGAAATCAGTCAGTCTGTCGGTCGGGCGAGGCGAGAAGCTGCCAACGAGCCAAGGCGCGGGGCTGACCGCGAAGGGGCGGGCCAAGTACAACCGCGAGACAGGCAGCAACCTGAAGGCGCCCGCGCCCAGCCCCAAGACGGAGGCTGACGCCGCACGCAAGAAGTCGTTCTGCTCGCGTATGTCTGCGGTAGCAGCCAAGGCCAAGGACGGCGAACGCGCCAAAGCGGCGCTCAAACGGTGGAAGTGCTGACATGGCGACAAAACCTGGGCTTTACGCCAATATCAACGCAAAACGCGCCCGTATCGCAGCCGGCAGCGGCGAGAAGATGCGAAAACCGGGCGCCAGGGGCGCGCCAACGGCCAAAGACTTCAAAGAGTCGGCCAAAACAGCCAAAAAGAGGTAGCTATGCCGCTCGTTAAGTCGCCCAGCAAGGCTGCCTTCCGGAACAACATCAAAACCGAGATGGCGCACGGCAAATCGCAGCCCCAAGCGGTCGCGATCGCGTACAGCACACAGCGTAAGGCGCAATCGCAAGCCGCAGCAGCCAAACGAGGCAAAGGTAAGTAATGGCTTACGATGACAACGGTCTGTACGGGGCCGCGCAGGTAGCCGACGCGGACGCAGCGCCCCGCCGCGCCAAGCGCAACGTGGCAGAGATGCTGTCGGAGATGCGTAAGCGGCTGCGGATCGCGCTGGACGCCTATTCGGACAGCCGGCAAGACCAGTTGGACGACCTGCGGTTCTTTGCAGGCTCGCCCGACAACAACTTCCAATGGCCCGCTGACGTGCTGAAGACACGCGGCAGCGCCCAAGGCCAGACGATCAACGCGCGGCCCTGCCTGACGATCAACAAGCTCCCGCAGCACGTCCGGCAGGTCACAAACGACCAGCGGCAGAATCGGCCGTCCGGGAAGGTCATTCCGGTTGACGACAACGCAGACATCGAGGTCGCGGAGATTTTTGACGGTTTGGTGCGGCACATTGAGTACATCTCGGATGCGGATGTCGCTTACGACACCGCGTGCGAGTGCCAGGTGACGCAAGGCGAGGGCTACATTCGGCTTTTGACCGAGTACTGCGACGAGAAGAGCTTCGATCAGGACATCAAGATCGGGCGCCTTCGCAACCCGTTTTCGGTCTACATGGACCCAACGATTCAAGACCCGTGCGGCTCGGACGCCAAGTGGTGCTTCATCACGGAAGACATTCCGAAGGATGAGTACGAACGGATGTTCCCGAACGCAACGCCGATCACGTCCATCCAGTCAGAAGGTGTCGGTGACGGCAACCTGTCGGTCTGGATCAACGAGATGACGATCCGGATCGCGGAGTATTTCTACAAAGAACCCAAGGACACCACGCTCAACCTCTACCCGGACGGCACGCTCGCCTATCAGGGCGACCCGCAGGACAAGCAGATGCGTCAGATGGGCCTGCGGCCCACCCGGCAGCGGAAAGTGACGATCGAAACCGTCAAATGGCTAAAAACCAACGGTTTTGAGGTGCTGGAAGAGCAGGAATGGCCGGGCAAGTGGATTCCGGTCGTTCGAGTGGTCGGAAACGAGTTCGAGATCGACGGCGAGGTGCAGATCTCGGGTCTGGTGCGTAACGCCAAGGACGCCCAACGGCTTTACAACTACTGGACGAGCCAAGAAGCCGAGATGCTGGCGCTGGCGCCCAAAGCGCCGTTTATCGGCTACGGCGGTCAGTTCGAGGGCTACGAAAACCAATGGAAGACGGCCAACATCAACAACTGGCCGTACCTCGAAGTCAACCCAGACGCCACAGACGGCATGGGCGCACCGTTGCCGCTGCCGCAGCGTTCGCCGCCTGTCATGGCCCAACCTGGCCTCATTCAGGCCAAACTTGGGGCGTCTGACGACCTCAAGGCGACCACAGGCCAGTACGACCCGAGTCTGGGCGCGACCTCGAACGAGCGGTCTGGCCGTGCGATCCTTGCGCGTCAGCAGCAGAGCAACACAGGCACCTATCACTACGTCGACAATCTGGCCCGCGCCGTGCGTCACATCACGCGGCAGATCATCGATCTGGTGCCGAAAATCTACGATACCCAGCGCATCGCGCGGATCATTGGTCTGGACGGCGAGTCCAACATGGTCAAGATCGACCCGACGCAGCCGGAAGCAGTGCGGCGGGTGGTGAACGAGCAGGGCATCGTTATCGACAAGATCTACAACCCCTCAGTCGGCAAGTACGACGTCAAGGTCACGACCGGCCCAAGCTACCTGACCAAGCGTCAGGAAGCGATGGACGCGATGGGGCAGATCCTGCAAGGCAACCCGCAGCTCTGGGCGGTCGCTGGCGACCTGTTCGTCAAGAACATGGACTGGCCAGGCGCGCAGGAGCTTGCCGAGCGGCTCAAGAAGACGATTGACCCGAAGCTCTTGCAAGACGAAGACGACCCGGCTTTGCAGATGGCCAACCAGCAGATCCAGGCGATGGGTCAAGAGCTTGACCAACTGCACGGGATGCTGAAGACTGTCAGCGAGTCGATGGAAGCGCAGAAACTGCGGATTGAAGAGTACAATGCCGAAACCAAGCGGATTCAAGCTGTCCAAGCGG